CTTACAGGCTTAACAATGCCACATCCAGAGCAAGCTTTCTTTGTCTTGTCCTCGTTGTACCTGGAAGGTCTCAGTGTTATAGACGGGTCACCATTACGCTTCCACCTTGAGTAGCAAGTAGCGCAGTATCCACGGCCACCCGCACGAGTTATAGGTCTATCGCATTCTGAGCAGGATCCATAAGTTTTAACCATAGTGCCAGGATACCACACTGTGGCAAGAGTCACTGCCAAGCGTCTCGGTAGGTAACAGTGGCGGAACTTGCACTTCCGAATGAGCCGCCATAGATGAAATCAGTTCCGCCCGGGGGGATTACCCACCAGACAGACGTGACATCGGCGAGTACAATCGAGCCGTTCAGGCGGGCAATCTTATTGTATAGGTCAACCGTGAGGACGTCCGTGGGCTGTAGGGTGAGGTTACTGAAGCTGATACTCTGGCCGGTAGCAGTCGATTCAAGCGACGGGCCGCTAACCGGGCCCTGCACGGTAATTACCGGACGGGTCTCAAAGTCCCCGGCGTTCGGGCAGTTTACGATGTTCCCGCTGGGAAGCCCGTCAGGAGTACTCAGCGGGAACACTACAGGCAGCGTCCATCCGCCTGTAGGCGTAGTCAGGGCATTCGCCGTAATGCTGCGCTGCGTGCTGCGGTACTTGCGCGGGTCAGCGGCTACCACGTTAGCCGCGAACGCGACTTCGCTCAGCGTAAGGTAGGTTTCAGTGACAACGCCCTGGCGGCGTATCTGGCAGGTCTTGGCGATAGGCTCGTTGTACACGAACGTAGCGAAGTCGCTAACCGGGATGGCGCGCTGGAACTTAGACCTGGCAAGGTCCCGGGTAGCCTGGTCGGGCGCCTGGGCGAACACGTTCCACACCATGGCTCTCGGTGCGTAGAACTGGGGCGTAGGCCATCCGCCGTGGTCGGAAGTGTTCTGCGTAACGCTGCCGACCGTGGTGACACCGTCCCAGCCTGTCATGGACACCCAGTACCAGGCGATTCCGTCTTCGTCAGTGTCACCGAACGGAATGTTAATAGCGTTGCTGTACTGGTCCGTATACGCGACAGAGCCAGACCAGAAGCCGTTCATCGTGATAGCCATGTCAGTTCCTCTTAGACATTGTAACCGGAGACCGCAGTCGTAAGCTGCTGCTTGAGCCGCTCTACATCCTGGGTGCTCATGCGCCCGTTGACGACGATAGCCCCCTCATGGAAGTGGACGCCGCCAGTAGCCTGCGAGTTAGGGATAACCCTCGCAGCCGCGCCGAACTTGACCAGCTCAGGGCCAGTCTCGCCAACCCACGCAGTATCGCCGGCAGGAGCGTTTCCGCCGCGTGCGTAGCCGTGGCCGGAACCGATGCCCATTCCGCCACGCTCAAGCGTAGGCCCGTAGGTGTGCTTAGCGTAGTTCAGAGCCGCAGCGATGTTAGCTACAGGGTCGAGGATGTTCTCGGACGTGCCGGGAACATGGAACGCACTGAAGGTGGTGGCGATAACCTGCATCAGGCCGCGCGACGGGTCACCGGCTGCCGCGTTGGAGTCAGTCAGGTTGATGGCGTTCGGGTTGCCCCCGGATTCAGTCTGCATCTGGAACAGTACCTGGTTAGCGAGAGCAGCCCCAAGGCCGTTAAGCGTCAGTGCCTTGAGCACGTCCGACTTCCACTGCTCAACGCCGGCGCCTGCCTTGTAGTTAACGTCATTGACCGTCATGCTCTTGCTGACCATTGACTTGATGGCGTTCACGGCAGAGGTAGCCGCACTGTGCGCTACGTCAGAGCCAACCGTTCCGGAGCCGATCCCGCTTGTCAGCATGGACGTGGCGTGCTGGGAAATCCAGTTCACGGGGTTGGCGATGAGACCCGTGGTGTCGGACCACAGGTTACCTACAGTCTTCACGGCGGACTTAGCCGCACCGGAAATGTCTGACCCGACGGTCTTCCCTGCGTTCAGGACAGCCGTGATAGGGTTCCATCCTCCGCCGGCGTAGTTGCCCGCGCCGATAGTAGGCGTGCGCCCGGATGCCTCATAGTTGGCACGGAGAATATTCGCGGGACCAAGCTTAGCTGTCAGCTCAGGTACCAGGACAGATTCGCCAGGGCTAAGCTTAGCGCTGACGCTGTCTACGCCAGGTGCGTAGCCGGCGAGGACGCCACCTCCTGCGAAGCTAAGGTTCGTGGGAAGCTTAACCCCCGGAATCTTGTTAATGAGCCCGTCAAAACGGTCAATAGCCTTGAGCATCCACTCGATTGGCGACTTGACGCCGTTCTCTACCCCAGTGAACGCCTTAGCGATACCGGAAGAGATAGAGGTCCACGCACTGACAGCGTCATTCTTGATGTCACCCCACGCGCCCTTAATCCAGGAGCGGACATTGTTGATGATGTTCTTCCAGCCCTGGATTTCACGGTCCCAGAAGCCGGTGAACCAGTTATGGATATCGGTCCAGATAGCTTTAGCGTCATTCTCGAATCCGCCCCACAGGCTCTTAAGCCAGCCGCGTGCGGAGTTCCACAGGCTCTTCATGAGGCTGATATCGGCGTCCCACCTGTTGCGGAACCAGTTCGCGATGTCTGTCCAGACGCCCTTGACATCGTTGTACGCAGTGTTCCACAGCCCGCGAAGCCAGTTAACGGCCGCAGACCATACACTGTGCAGTGTGCTTACGCTGGTGCTCCACGTCTTGTGAAGCCAGTTGACAATGTCTGCCCACCAGTTGTGCGTGTTGTTCGAAATCTGGCTCCACGTGGACGTGATGAAGTTAATAGCGTCCGACCAGTACTTGTGAATGTCGTTCGTCATCGCTGACCAGGTGCTGTGCAGCCAGTTAACTACTGTCGCCCAGGTCTTCTGCCAGTTTTTGCCAGACGCAGACCACTTGGCAAACCAGCCGATTCCCTCGTCAATCCAGCCGCTCAGGTCAGTGATGTACTTGATGAAGTCAGCGAGGATAGGGATTACGTGCGCGTCAATAGTGAGCTGGAATTCAGTGAGGTACAGTATGCCCTTAACTAGCAGCGTAAGCAGCGGAGTCATCTGCACTACGAGCTTGAGGAAGGACTGTGCCATCTGAATCAGGGAAGGTTCCAGTGCCTTGATAAGCTGCCCGAACATCTTAGTGTTCTGCCCGAGTGCACCCTCAAGCAGGGCGGCCAGCGGCTTGAGCAGGTCTACGATAATCTGCGACAGAATCGGGATAAGCGGCTCAAGTGCGGAGGTTACCTCGCCCAGGATGGTAAGCCCGAAGCTGGCAAAGGCACTGACGAGCTGCATCACGATAGGCAGCATCGGGCGCAGTCCGTTGATAAGCTGAACGATGAAGGGGGTCAGCATCACAATCAGCTTGTCGATAATTCCGATAAGCTGGTTCAGGAGCGGCATGATGATGGGCATCGCGGCGTTGATGATGGAGCTGAACGCGCCGCCCAGGGTGCTTATGAGAGGCATCAGGGAGCCGCCGAGCTGGGCCATCCACTTAACTACTGTTTCCAGCAGTACGGTCAGCGAGTCGAACGCCGACATGATTGACCCGCCGAAAGTGTTAGCCACGCTGGATGCCTGAGCGCCGATGAACGCCAGCAGGTCGCCTAGGTTGCCGAGCAGGTCGTCCAGGACACCGAAAGAAGCCTTAGCTCCGGGTCCTAGGTTAGTCAGGAACTTGCCGATGTCCTCGCCCAGGTTGCCGAGAACGCCGTAGAACGCCTCAAGGGACGGCTGACTGGACTTAAGCAGGCTAGTGAACGCCGGGAGCACCGATCCTACTATTTTCTCAAGAGCGTTCGTCAGCGGCAGCACGGACTTGGCTGCCGTCCCGAAGAACGACGTCAGAGGGCCCTTCTCAGACTGGAAGAACTTGTCAATCGAGCTGAACGCTGTCAGCAGCGGCTTGACCATTGGCTCAGTGGCAGCCTTCATGGTCTTCTCAAGGCCGCTGACCAGGGTCTTAGCTCCGGTCTGTACAGTCTTGTTAGTTTCAAGCAGGTAAGCAGTGCCCAGTCCTATGCCCGCGACAGAGCCGAGAGCCGCCATGGCAGCCGGAAGCACGCTGAGTGCGGCAGTGATACCAGCGGCGATACCGCCTCCTGCAAGACCGCCGCCAAGACCGCCACCGCCACCAGCTCCCCCAGCTCCCCCGCCGCCACTAGCTCCGTTAACCCCGCCATTGAAGCCACGGGTAAAGTCCTGTCCCAGTTCTGTGCCTTCCTTGGACACCTGGGACTTGTTGTACTTGATGTTTACGGTGGTAGTGCGGTTACGGGTAGCTGCGTCAAGCTTAGTCGTGAAGTCAGTAGTGTCTGCTTCGGCCTTGACGGTGACCTTGTCGCCCTTAGCCTTAGCCAGGGCAATGTCAAGCTTCTTCTTGAAGTCTGTAGCGTCAGGCTCGACCTTGACCTTGACTGTAGTCTTGTCCTTGTCAAGGTCAGTGTTAAGCTTATCCTTGAATCCGGTAGTGTCAGGGTTTACCTGGATGTACGCGGCGCCAAGCTTGAATCCGTCAGCCATCAGACAGTCCTTATGTCAATAATAGGAGCCATCTGACCGGCAGATGGTGCGGGACCGAGGCGCGGGTCAGCCTTGAACTGTTCAGCGGACATAGCAGAGGGAGTGGTGACATCAGACGTTACCGTGTTCTTCATGTCTCCAAGCTCCGCTTCATGCTCATTCGCCCATGCTTCCAGAGATGCCTTGAGTGCACCCTTGTACCTGGGCAGCAACCTGACTATCCTCAGAAATTCCGCGCAGCTAAGTTCTTCCTCAATATCGTCTACGTCAAAGAAGACCTTGCAGTCACCGATAATCTCCGTCATAAACCAGTATACTAGAGCGGCGTCCCCTAGCCCCTGGTTAATTAGTTTTTTGAGTTCTCCGTGGTGGCGTCCTGGACAAGCTTGAAGGCAACCTCGACAATAGCTTCAAGGTCTTCATCTTCAAGGTCATCGAAATTGACTAGGGCATTGTAGCCTTCAGTGCCGAGCAGGGTTTCCAGCATGAAGCTGACCCCGCCTGTTTCGCCGAGGGTACGGAAGGCGTGCATAATCTGGAGTCCCTGGTTGGGCCGAATCTTGACGGGAATCTGGTATTCCGTATCATCGATGGAGAACAGGGTCTGAAATTCGTCTTTGCGGTCCTTCTTGGACTTGAGCGCAATGACCTTAGGTGCGCCAGCGGGTGCGGCTGGCTTTGCGGCAGACTTAGAAGCAGGCACTTTCGGATTCCTTTCCGGTTACGTATCTTCCACCAGTATAGCAAGAAACCCGCTTAGCTGGAGCTAAGCGGGTTTCTCGTAGATTAACGATTAGCTATTGTCCGAGGTCGAGCCGGTCGTAGACTCACGCAGGGAGAACGGCGAGATACTGGAAGAGACGTAATACGCAGTGAAAGTAACTGCCACAGTTGCCTGGTCAGCCATGTTGAACTTCTGGCTCACCTTAGGCGCGGACAGAACCTTCTGCATGATGAACCGTCGCGTAGTTGCGACCCCGCCAGCCGTAGTAGCACCCCAGCCATCAACGATGATGGTGGAGTACAGTGGCTGCGTCGCAGAAGTCTGCGTATTCAGGTCGAACCCGATGTACGCAGGAGTATCTCCGCTGCCGTCCGTCTCAGTGGTGCTCGTAGCACCGTTCATTGCGAGGCGAAGGTTAGCAACATCCGTCTCCATGAAGGTCGTGGTGACCTGAAGCGTGCGAGCCGTGGTACGGCCGCCAACAGGGTCAAGAATCTGGTCAACCGTAATGTTGCCGATAGTCTCATCGACTTCCACGGTAATACCGCCAGTGGTACCGCCGACATCTACGAACGGCGCGCCAACTGGCAGAGTTGCCGGGTCGGTAGTCAGGTAGTCATCGATACCGGTGACCGGGTACGGGGCGACAAACAGGCGACCAGGACCCTGAATAACATTGTAAGGCGTAACTGCCATCAGGCACCTTCCTTGGGTTCGGCGTCAGGCAGTGCCTTAACAGCCTCGTCACTTACTAGTTCTGGCTCAGGCTGCTTGCGCGGCGTGTCCAGCTTAGGGCTAACCTCGTGGGTTTTAGGGTCTACAATTCCGCGTAGCCACGAATACACACGCTTATCCAGGGCAATTCCAGCCTTCTGGAGTGCCTCAGCGGCGTCCTTGACAGACACCCATCCCTCAGAGACAAGATTGTGCAGCTCGTCGTCCGTAGTCTTTACGACTCTGCCGCCGGTGGTCTTAACTTCTACTGAAACATTCATCAGTACACTCCCGGAAGCTGTAGCAGGGCTACCGTAACAGCGGCGCTGAAGGTAATCTGCACATCGCCAGTTGACGGCTGCACCAGAGCACTGTGGAACGGCCCCAGAAGGTCAGTGGCACTAGCATTCAGGTCAACAGTCTGGGAAGCCGTAGCAATGCCGAGAGGACCAGGACCAACGGCAACAGACGCCGTAGTGCCGGAACCGCTGCCATTCAGGACTGCCAGAAACGAGGTGCCCGTATTAGGGAATACGGCTGCATCGCCCGCAGGAATAGCCACACTAGCCGTGCCATCGCCAGTCGCAGTAGCCAGCAATGCAGTCAGGTTAGTTGCGACAAAGTCAGGAGTCAGCCTAGTAGCTGCAACTGCGTGATTTGCCATTATCACTCCATTAGAATAAGCTCTGTTACCAGTATAGCGTATGGCAGGAAAGTTAAGCTAGTTAGTCTGTATTCCCGTGGTCCACGTGACATTCAGGTCGAATGAATACCCCTCGTAGATGCCGTTGTCCGTAGAGACCATCCTGTGCGGCTCAGAGAGCGTCTGTACCGTGTAAACGTGCGCGGTACGGTAAGTTACCTGACTGCCGTCCCCAAGAGGCTCAGTAGGCGTCACAGCTCGCTCTGCGCCTATACGGTCATAGGCGGCATACTGAATCTGCTTAGCCAGGTTAGATGCCTTCATACGGAAATAGCGGTCCTCCGTGGGAGCCTCAACCCAGCAGTCAACCTGAGCCACTGTGTGGAACAGGGACAGGTTTACGTCTGGCGCTCCCCCCGTAACGGTAACCTGTACATAACCGTTAAAGTTGCCCACGTTAAGGTCCCACGGAAGCTGAACATCTACAGCGTCCACGGTAAGGTCAGGAATAGACCTAATCCACGCGCAGACGACGACTTCGCCGTCAGGGAAATTACCTATATCGGCAGCCATCAGAACCCCGCGTAACGCCGGTACAGTGCACGGCGCATGTACGCGGTAGGTGCCTGCACACGGCCCGTGTCGCGCCCGTAAATGAAAATACGATGGCCAAGGTCCACCCAAGCCGCGTAGTACTTGCGGTTCTCAGCCACACGGCTTCCATCACCGAGCGCGCCTACGTTAAGCGCGTGCTCGCTACGGTCAACTTCCATGTAGGTAGAGTCAATCAGGGCGCCAGTGTCGATAGGCGTGTTGTGCATAACCTGTGCCTTGACGGCGGGCCCTAGATGGTCCTCGAACATATCATCGCAGAGGCTTAGTATTTCTTCCATGGCGTCACTGTCGAACTCGAACCGGGCGGCCATCAGCGGTCCAGCCACGGCGCACGGTCAGTCCCGGACGGGTAAGAATCCGGAGTGACGTGCCCAGTACGCGAGATGTGGGAGTTGGAGTCCTTACCGGAGAAGATAAGCGGAATCGTATTGCGGACAGCGCCTCGCGCATAACCGGAACTGGAGCCTGAACCGGACTGGCCGTTGGACGGGTCGTTCGGGTCTGGCTGAATCTGGCCGGTCTGGATAGCTTTAAGGTCAGCCATCGCGTCGTTGTACCGCAGGATAACAGGGTCGTTATCCTGAAGAGGCTTATTCTTGCGGTAGCTGAGCGTCGCGAAGTACGCAGCGATGTTGATAGTGATAGACGAGATGACGTACGGTACGGCAATCTGGCCAGTGCTGTCCCAGCCCCAGATGTTGTTGGTCCAGGAGCTGACCTTAGCACTCGCCTGCTCAATTGCCTGCTGCACAATGTCAGCGCTAATCTCACCGGGCGTTCCGGTAGCATTGTAAGATGTCATCGCGGTGATGACATCTTCAGGCTCGCAATAGGTAGGACCCGAGAACGCGGCCATGTCAGTCCTTAGTCGTGGAAGCCGTGTGCGAGAGTAGCGACACCGTTAGTGACAGTAGACTGCTGCTCGCAGCGCGGGCAAAGATAAAGGTCGCCCTCGATGAAACGCATCTCAACCGGAGGAACCTTAGCGCACATAAAGCTAGGGCACTGCACTAGCAGCACAACATCAGCGGCGCCAACAACCAGCGTGTAGGCTTCCGTTCCGGTCAGGTGGGTGTCCGGCGTGGAGTCAGTCGCGGTAACGGTAAAGTCGGTGCTCCCAGCGGCAGTTGGCGTGCCGCTGAGAACACCTGAGGAACTCAGTGAAAGGCCGGCAGGAGTAGCCCCCGTGGTGACCGCGAAAGTATACGGGGAAACACCGCCCGCGCCTGCGAGGGTGGTAGTCGTGTACTCTGCGTTAACTACGCCATCGGGGAGACTAGTGGGGGTAATCGTGACGGCCATTTACTTACTCTCCTGTAAACGAAGGGTCAACCGGGTTGTTGGTGGGCTGCGCGGCTTCGTCATCGTCAGACTCGCTATTGTAGACGCGAGTCTCATCCTTCATGTCAAGAGCAGCGGTACCGCGCAGGGTACTGCCGGACTTGTCTACGTCCCCGCCGACAACATCCTTAGGCCGCATGCGCCCGATAGGCTTCACGTCTTCCGGAGTTTCGACTAGGCGCACGAAACGGCCGTAATTAGCCGCTTCCTGCTCGGTCAGCTCAACAGTCTTGCCCTTATGAATGAGCTTAGCGCGCTCAATCCGCTGGCCATTCTCGACGGTTACCGTACCGTGACTCAGGTTAACGCGGGCCTGGTAGGTAAGCTTCTTCTTTGCTGGTGGCATTTCTTTGTAACCTCTCTCGCAGGGGCTAACTGGCACACCTGCATTCCTTTGAGTGTTAGCTTAAGTTTACCATAACGCAAAGAAGCCCGGCGCTATGCCGGGCTTCTTAACTTACTTCTTAGCTTCCAAGCGTGTCGATGTTGCTCAGCACCACGATGGACAGCGGCTGGTCGAAACCAATCGCTGCTGCGCGCTGAACGTCCGAGCGCCAGGTCTTGCGAGGCTCGTCACGGTACAGCGGGCTAGCCATCATCGGCAGCTCATCCGCAATGAAGCCACAGCGCTGACGCTGCATCAGAATCGCCGCGCCCTTAGGCACCTGGCGGCTGACAAGCACGTCGTAGTTGAAAATCTTGTTCGGGAGCTTGCCCGTGTAGAGCAGGTTCTCGGACGCGATGTCACCCAGGTACGGTGCTGCGAACGCCTGCGACTGGAGCAGGGTGTTCTTGGTGTACTGGTTAACAATCAGGGTGTCAGGCTCGAACCCGAACCACTGGTCAACACCGGAAGGCGTCTGGATTGCAGCGTTCTCAATCAGGAAGCCGGCGTTCGCCAGGTCAGCGCGAATCGTGGAGTTAGCAGTGTCCCACGCGTTGGCGACCTGCATAATCTGCACGCTCGGGTTGGAGATAATCGCGTTCATGAAGACCGCGTTCCAACTGTAGGTCATGGTGTTCTTGACCTGGAGGAGCTGACGGGTAACCGGGTCGATAATCTGCCGGCGCCGCATCTCGTCCGAGACCATGATTGCCATGGCACGCTCGTGCGAGTAGACTGCACGTGGCGAACCGATGGAGGTAGGTACAACAGGAACCTCTGCGAATTCGGCGCGAACCTCAGGGTTGGCGTCGGCGTACAGTGGCGTAGACTCTTCGTAGCGCACAACCCCGGACTGAGCCAGGCCAGCGTTACGCAGGACCGCGTCAACGATGAACTCGTTCTGGGTCATGTCCAGAATGAGCGCAGGGACCTGAAGCGGGTCCTTGATAAGGGTATCAACGGTAACCCGTGGGCCGTCCTGGGCCGCATAAACCGGAGTAGGCATTGTTTCTCCTATTAGCCTTTCTTGGTCTTATCAGACCCGAATGAACGCCCGGCCGACCGGGTTCGTTGCGACAGTTACTCCACCGGGCTGCGTGCAACGCCCGACGATAGCTTGTGCAAGGTCACCAGTGACCCATGCGCGGACGCCACCAGCGTTGTTAGCTGCAAGCAGTGCGCCAAAGGCGACAGTGCCAGAGCCACTGTAGGTGACATTGATATCTACATTGTTGTAGACGGGAATGCTGTAGGTCAGAAGCGACACATCCAGCAGCGGGTCCTCATACTGAACGTTAGGCTCGTTGTCAACCGTGCTGCCGTCGCCGCCATTACCGGGCCACTGAACAGGGAAGGAAGGCTTATCGTAAGGACCGTAGCCCATGTTGCCATCAGAGAACTGAAGGTCACCATTATCAGAGTTTCCGCCCGGGTAAACCGGGTTAGCCGCGTTAGCGTAACCAGCGAGCATCTCAGTGTAAGCGTCAGCACCGGCAACACCGAGAACACCCAGACTGGCATCCGTAACGTTCTGAAGAACGCCAGTGCCGTTAAGGGATGCCAGCGAGCCAGACAGGCCAGACGCCGCAACGACGAGCTTGCCGCCGTGGATAAGGCCAGCGGCAATATAGGACGCCGGACCAGACTTATAGTGGAAAAGCGCACCTGCCATTGTGCTACCTTACTCCTTAGTTGCCCATCATGGCACGGAGTGCCTTGGTGGTTTCGTCACGCTTGGCGGCTGCCTCAGCGTTTTCGTCAGTTTCGCCTTCAGCAGACGAACCTACTTCGTTACCAAGGTCAAGAACCTTAGTCAGCTTGCCGAACTCGGTAAGAACCTGGCGCATAACCGCGCTAGAGTCAGAGGTTTCGCCGTTCGACAGCTCAACGGTCTGGCCGTCCGACTTCAGGACAGGAGCCGCAAGGTCGAGCAGTGCTGGAGGAATGCCGTAGTTGCGCATGAACATCTCACGCTCGGTCTTCCAGCGGGACTCTGCAAGCTCAGCCTTAACCTGGCTCAGTTCCAGCGCGGTCTGGTTAGCCAGCTCCAGCGCCTCACTGTCATTGCTAAGCTCAGCACTCGCGCCAGCGGAAACCGGCTCGCGGGTCTCAGGCTCAACAGGCTCAGATTCGCCCTCAGCCTCAAGCTCAGCCTCAACTTCAGCCAGCAGCTCGTTCAGCTCATCCTCAGACAGCTCGTCCGACTCAACTTCGTCCGTGACGTCGTCGTTGTCGCCGGAACCGTCTTCATCAGCTTCGTCCAGGTCAGCCAGGAGAGAACGGAGCTTAAGCAGCTCTGCGTCGCTCAGGCCGTCGTCCTTCTTCGCCACTGATTTACCCTTCTTAGACTTCTTAAGCTTGTCAGGCTCACCGAATTTCTGAGCCGTTAGGTCAAGTATATCATCCTGGTCATCATTACTGTAGTTTTCTACCGATGACCAAGGACCAAGCCCCGGAATACGCGGGTCATGCGTTGCAAGCACGTGCTGCATTGCTGCCGGGAAATGCTTTCCGTCAGAACGGTCGTACTCATTGACAATTCTAGCAGATATCCCCAGCTTCGGGTTCTCTTCCAGAATCTTAGCCCCGTCAGACGTCGCGGCAACCGTAACGTACAGTCCGTCATCCTCTAGGGACATGTCGACAACGTCGCCGTTATAGCGGGTAGGGTCGTTCGTGTGGCGGTTGTCAGCGTCCGCGAACTGAAGCGGAACATTGTCATATGCTCCGTTGTTGAAAGACTCTACGATGCCCGTAAGGTAGTCACGGGTGAAGTCAATCTTCCGTCCGTTGTAGCTGATGCTATCAATGGGCAGAACCTTCTTGCGGAACAGGCGCCGCGAGAGAACCTGCGTGCCGCTGAACTCCAGCGGGGTAAGAATAGTTGCCATAGTCTTATTTTACCTCACATTAAGCCGGACCCTGCCGACACCTACACTTTGCACATTACTGACATGCGCGACAATTGAGCGGCCGGCACGCGGAGTCACGTGAACATGGTTGACGCCAAGCATCTTCTTGACAACGCCTTCCTTGCTAACGCCCTTCACAGTAACGTGGACGTGGTCGCCTGCCCTGAACTGCTTGTGGTCAGCAGACTTGGACGAAACGCCCTTGCGGCCTGCCCTGGCCTTTCCGCCCTTGGGAATGCCGCCGCCATGGTTGCCCATCTTGCTGCGCCGGGAGTTGTTGTACTTCCGCTTAGGGCCGTGCCATTCGTTCGGGTAACCGTGATAGTGGGAGCTGGCGCCAGACTCGGACTGCGGAATGAATCCGTGCTTGTAGTTCCCGCTGCCGGTCTTAGACAGCTCCGTTACGCTTTTGGGGAGCTGGCCATCTCCGTCTTGGCGCGGGTGTGCGGGTTGCCGAGCTTCTGGTCCAGCTTCTTAGCCGCCTGGAGCGCTACGGCTGGCTTAAGGCCCTTGGCGATGCACTTTCGGTAGCACGCGAGTGCCTGCTTGTTCTGAAGGCCCAGCTTCTGCTTGGCAGCCACGTCTGCAGTAGTGTCACCGTCGAAATCACCGTCAGCGTCCTTCTTGCCGGGTGTGTCGCCGGCCGGCACCTTAGCTGTGCCCTTAGCCTTGAACTGATGTGCCTGGAACTGCGGCGGCACCTTGCCCTTGGCAAGCTCGATGGCTCCCGTCTGGTTAGACAGGTCCGCCTCCATGCCCTGCTCTGCCTTCTTGGCGGCCTTGAGAGCCATGCTCCTGGGAAGACCCTTCTTGCACAGCCTGGCAAACACTGCCTGGCCCTTAGCGGTCTTCAGCGGGCCGTTCGACGGCTTGGACTTGACGGGCATCTTGCTTGCTCCTGAACCCTTGTCTGGAATAGCTGGGACAGCTCCCTTGCCGGTGAGCTTCGTTCGTGCGCCGGGTACAAGATGCGGCGGCGTGGCAATCTGGCCGGACAGCTCGATGGCGCTTTCAAGGCTGGAGAGGTTAGCTACCAGGTTAGTGGCGCCTAGTGCCTTAGCCCGCTTCTTAATCCACGCGATTACAGATGGCCGCTGTGCGGCTGGCGTACGACCGATAGACCGGATTGCGCGCTTCAGGAAGTCAATATTAGGAATCGGATAGCGTCCGCCTGGCATCGCCTGGTCCTTCGCGGTGAGTGCACGGCGCGATGCGGATGTGGGACTCTTGGACCCGCTCTTCTTTGCCCCGGGACGGAGCTGAATCTTAGCCATCAGGATTTCACCGCAAAAGTGAATGAAGGTGCGTAGACAAGAGCACCGCTGGTAGTGTCAAGGAATACAGCCTGGAACCCTGTAGGTCCACCGACCAGGCCAAAGAAATTGGCGACATCGAGGTCCCCCGCACTAATCGTGAATGCGGTTACAGCACTTGCCGGGATGAAGAACATCAGCCTATCGACCTTCTAAAGAAGTCACGAGTGTCTTCATCCAGTTTAGCAGAAGCGGCATCGTGCACAGCAGTAATAGTCTCATTGCCCTTAGCCAGGGCAGCCTTAGTCTTGTCGTCCATCTTGCCAGTAGCAGGAAGCTGGTGCTGGTCCTGGTAAATGCGGAGAAGCCGCTCACGTTCAGTGCCGTTAGCTGCGAACTTCCCGTCCGTAGTGTGATGCTCATTAGGCATTACAGGTCAAATACCTTTCCTGTGTTGTAGTCCTCGGCGTGGTCATCGGACAGGTGATACTGCTTGTAGCTGAATCCGGTATCGCCGCCAGCTTCGTCCTTGTTCTTGCCATGGACAAGGTTACGCGTGTACTTGCCCGCGTTCAGTCCCTTCTTAGCCAGCCGGGCACGCTTAATGTATTCCTTCAGGTTCTCCTCAGACGCCTCTTCAGTGACTAGAGGAACCTGCCCTGACTTAGCCCAGCCCTGGAACAACTGGATAGTCTGCTTGAGGGAAGTCCCGTCGCTGGGTACGCCCTTTTTCTCAAGGTTCTTCTTGACACGCCGCATCGCGGCAGGAATCTGGTGGTACTTGACAGCTACCGGGGCAGTCTCATTCTTGTAGTGAGCTAGCTCGATAGCCTCTTCGTCGTTAGACAGGTTATCCTTGGGGCGCTCAACCTGAATGTCCTCTGCTTTCCAGAGGAACTTGCGCTTAGCCTTCACTATGCTCCCTGATATGTAGCAGTGACATGCCGCTGGCCGTTAATCATCTTGTCGCCGGTAATGTTGTAGGAGCCGCCACGGTTCAGGACAATTTCTTTCTCCCTGTCACCGAACTGGCCCGCCGAACCTGGCTTCAGTGTCTTACTGCCCGCTGGCACCGTAATGTGCATGACTGCCGTGTCACCCTCGCCGCCGAACCCGCTGGCGTGCGCAGCGTTAGTTGACGTGCTGGTGTAGCCCTTGTCCGTAATTTTAGTCCCGACGGCATTCCCGGAGCCTAGTACTGAGCTTGGCAGTCCCCGGTGAACCACAATATCCTTTGTAGTCGGGGTGGCGTTCTTGAAAGCCGAATCCAGGTCCTTGTGGGCCTTCACGAAGCGCGCATCCTTCTTTTCACCGCGCCGCAGGGTGCTGTTAATCGCCGCACTGGCAACAGAGTATATCTTCGCCGCATCGCGGTCCCGCTTGCTGACAGGCTCGGCTACGTGCTTGAACGCCTCATCCTTGTCCAGTGCGGTACGGGCCTTCTTAGCGGACTCCTTCGCCGAATCGGGCGCCTTAGGCTTGACCTTAGACCCGGCCTCGTCCTTAATCTGGAGCTTAGCCCGGGACACGTCATTTTTACTGTACTTAGACGGGTTGCTGACGACGTCGTGCAGTTTAGCGTAGTGGCTTGCGACACTCGCCATGCCAGCCCCGCCAACGTAAATCCAGCCGTGAACGTAGCCCTTGGGCCCGACAAGCTCGATGACGTCTTCCTCATCCGGTGTGCCGGACAGGCCGTGGGTCTTCGTTTTTGCCCGGATGGCTTCCCACTCGGCAACAGCCCTGGCAGCGGCTGCCTGAACTGTAGGGGACACCTTCCTGCCGCCTGCCGCGTGCCCTCTGGCCCAGCCCTCGACAATGCCGACAGCCTTGTGGATGGCATCAGACTCACCCGCTGCGGACCCGCTGCGGATAAGCGCGTGCGCTACGTTCTGTATGTACGCCGGAAGCTGCTGCCTGCCCTTCAGGTTCCACAGGGACTTAGTTCCCAGGGGATGGTGAACCGTGGACGCAACACCCGTCTCGGCAGTAAACTTGAGTACTCGGTCTTTCACTGGCATACCAGAATTTCCCTTGCGCTGCGAAGCGTGCATGGTCATTGCCGCATTCTTGCTCTTAGCACCAATTGTAGCAATATAAGCTCGCACAGGCATGTTAAGCCGCTGATGTGCCAGCGTACGGTGATGACCGTCCAGCACCTTCAGCTTACCGCCGTCGAACTTCCCCAGAATTACCGGCTTACGGTCGCCGCTCTTAATTTTCTGCACAAACTTCTTGAGCTTGGCGTCGTGCTCGTAGGCATTCCAGTTCTTCTCGTTGGAGAAGTCGATCTTGCTCAGCGGGACGGAAGACAGCGGAGACCAGAAAACGTCAGGGTTCTGAACCCAGTTGCAGTCCTGTTTCGGAAAATCGTCCTGTAGCTGACTGAATACGGCGTTAGCATTTGCGGACGGCATCGTTATGCGCCTCCACTACATCCTGGTGCGTAAGCTTGCCGTCCGGATGATGCTTACGGCACACTATATGACCGGCTGCCGTATTATGTCTTCCCAGCCGCCTGCATCCTGTAACCTCGCAGTTGTGCTTGCGGTAAAAAGCTACAATTCCGGCAGTAAGCACGCTTATAATAGTAAATTCCTGTAGGTCAGACCCAAAACCGGAAAAGAACCCGTAATAGGAACCGGGCTCATTCCCGGTTCCCGTATGAATCCACAGCCAGTGGAGCACTTCCTGCCACCACATTAGCTATTACCGCTGCCCGTGCTGCTTGAGGAAGTGTTAGGCACAGTGTACGGCTGGTTGAGGATAGACGCCTTAGGTGAGTTAGCAGCCTGCTTAAGAGCGTTCTGCACGATGCCCGTAGCCGCGTTCACGCCTCCGGTGAGCGCGCCGAGCTGCTGCGCGGACTGCTTAGGCATACCCGCTGGAGCCTGTGCCACAGCCTGCTCACTCCGCTGCTTGGCGCCATCCTGGATAATCGCGTCAACAGAGTCGACATCCAGGTCAAGCACCGTGGCGATACGCTCAGTGATAAGGTCCATAATTCCCGAAGGAACCTGAAGGGCGGGCGCCACAGCCAGAGTCTGGAACATGGTCGTCAGTGCTGTAGCGTTATCATCAATGAGCGGGCCGAACTGGAATGAGGGGAATGCAGCATCGGAACCGAAGTTGTAGGCTACCAGGGGTGCTACCACGTCAGTAGAGAAGTCAGTAGCCATCTCCTGCGTGATGGCCTGCCTCGACTTGAGGAAGAATGCAGACTGGTCACTGGACAGGGCCAGCGAACCGCGCCCCAGAGAAGCCAGGGAAGCCAGGCCGGTGAACCCGGCCAGCACGGAGGAAGTCTGCCAGGTCTCAAGGAAGCTAAGAGCGTCCTGGAACTGGCTCGCACCCACGCCGGAAGTCTCCAGCAGGTCAAACGACTTCTGGCCCTGCGGATTGTACGGCCATCCGACAATGCCGCTCGACCTGAGCTGTGCCAGGTCGTCAGCGTGGTCTGCCGCAGTGCCCGGGTCCTCAGCGTAGACGATTACCTTAGGAAGCGACTGTCCCTCGATGAAGTTGTACCACAGGTACAGAATCTTCATCTTAGTCTGATAGCACCAGTAACACAGGTCTAGCTCAGATACACCCTGTAGAGGCTCTCGGTGCTTCCCGTTGATATAAACGAATGAACGATGCTTGGGAATATCAACATACCCAGGCGTCTTGAGATGACGCGAACGGTCAGCAAGAAGTCCGCCGAACAGCCAGACCTGCTGACGGAACCCGTCAAACTCAGCGTTAGTGGCCTTGCGCCGAACCTCACACGTAGATGGCGGACGGTAGGCAAGCTTGTCATAGACGACCATCCCGTCATCTGGCCGGATTCGGAATACCTTCTCGAAATATGCCTTCTTGTAAATCTGGGCAGCAGTCGCCTGACCGATTACAGTCTGCATAGGCGTCTTCATACCGCCGGCGTAAGAAGGCTGCAAGAGGACAGAACGAACAAATTCAGCTTCGCCCTTGTCGCCCTTGGTGGGCATAATGGACCAGTCAGCCTGGCGGATAGGGAGCGTTAGAACTGCTTCCAGGGCAGCAGCCTGACCATCACGCAGAATCATCTGCTTCATGTCAGCTTCCGACCACGATGAGTAGTCGAATACTGTTCCGTCGCCCCAGTAGCTGAACATCCGTTCCCGGATGTCAAATGAGGTACCGATTTCCGAGCCTAGCAGCTTCTTAGCCTGCTTAGGGGAAATATCCGGGTAGTTTATGCTCACTTAGCCTAACTCCGCCTCCTGTCCCTAATCGCTCAGGCAGGAATAGCCCATCTGAGATACTGACTCTACAGACTCTATTGTATCACCGACTAAGCTTAGGCTGATAATGTGCTCCTACACGCCGAAGTCAGACGGCCTGTTAGCCCACCCGCGCACGCGGCCTCTTCGCTGCACCTCAGGAGGCGCCCAGTCATCGAGACTGTCAAGCTCAACCGGGGCATACGGATTATCCCTGGGAAGTTCTCGCCTATTCCTGGGTGCTTTACTAGGGAATCTCTTCTCTGTCTCGCCGGCAACATCGAAATGCCGCACCGTGCCGTTGCTTTTAGCATTACCAAACGGGTAGTTCAGGAACGGCGTGATAGCCCACACCAGAGAGTCCAGCCTGTCCGGGCTCTTTTCCCCAGCCGCACCGGTGAACATCGTCATCTGGTCTTCAATATCACCCAGAGAATGGTCCACATTGCCGGTATCAGTCTGGACATGGTGCACGAAACCGCGCTCGTACAGCGCCGCAACAGGCTCTGCGCGGGTCCGCTTGCCCTTGGACGCCTGCTCAAGCTGCACGGTAACCTTGGTGCCCATTTCCTTCTGCACCTGCGTAATCGTGTAGTCAAGGAAGCCCTGGCCGTGGTTCTTCTCGACCATAAGAGAGCCATCCCACTTGACAGCCGCCGCTATAGCCTGCCGGATGAACTCCTGAGGCTGGACACGGTCACCCCAGCTCTCAAGAACGTACAGATGCCCGTCATGACCGTACCCGACAACCGTGTAAGCCTGCTCGTCAGAGGATTCCTTGCCGTCGGACGGGTCAACGCCCACTACAACGCGCTTGAACTTCATTCCCCTGGGAAGCTCCGGGAAGGCGTAACGGTCGATGGTGTCGTGCGTCCACAGGGCACCGGTCATGTCCTCGATAAGCTCGCCCTCAAGCTCCTGCTTTTCAAGCTTGGTGCCCATGTTCCTGTTGATGACGGACTCTACGAACGCCTCGGACAGGTTAGCCGCGTTGTCTCGGGTCTTAAGCTTGGCAACAGGAACAGTAGGGTCAAGAAGAAGGCGGCGAATGAGCTTAGCAGCACTACGCGACGACTTAGGCGTCGTAGTGGCGATGATCCTGGACCCGGATCGCCGGACAGCGTACTTGATGGACTCATCCCACGCCTGTTCCCACTTGACCCACATTCCCAGCTCGTCGCACCATACGCCCTTGAGGTTCTTACCCTGTACACGGTCAGCGCCGTCGTTCGCGGAGTCAACATAGATTGTGTCACCGTCACGGAGGCGTATCTCCCCGTGGCTGCGGAATGCCTGTGCGACATATTTAGACTCACCCCTGCGTACCTCTGCCATGTCAGTCCCGAAAGCCTTCAGGAGCCCGCTCTCGCCCTCTACGCAGACTGTCCAGGCAGCCCCGAAGGTCGGCCCGATGATTCCCCAGGACCCTGGCTCGTAATTTATGCTGTCACGGTCATCGAGAATATTCTCAACCAGCGAATTAGCCCCGGTGTGCGTTTTGCCGGAACCACGCCCGCCGCGCACCAGCCACGTAGACCATGAGCCTTCCGGCTGCATCTGGTCCGGCCGCGCCTGCTTATGCCACTTGACACGCGGGTCATTATCCCCTGACTCAAGGGAATCAGCTACGGCGCCGAACAGGTCAAATCCGGCCATTACGCGCTCTTGAGGTGCTTGATGATACGGGTACGCGCCTTAGCCTGCGTATCGATATCCAGGTTAAGGTCCTGAAGTGTGCGCACGATGGCAGTCTCCACGATGGACACCTGCTTCTCCGCAATCTGGGCTAGCTTAGCCTCGATGCCAAGCCGTGAAATCTTGATGAGCGTATTAGTCGCACGGTCAATGGCGCGCTCATACACCAGGATTTCACTCCTGATCTGCTCGCCGGCACGGTCACCATCCCACCGCCACTCATCTTCCTGAAGCTTAGCTAGCTTAGCGAGGCACAGGTTTTTCCACGCCACCTGCTCGTTAGCCAGCTCAAGTAGTGCTTCCAGCGGGTTAATTTCCTCATCAAAGTTTTTCGACTCAATTTCGACGTTGTTCTGCCGCATCATAACATCGAAAATCTTCTTGGCTTCCGTCTCGGCACGGCGTGCCTCAACCGCCCGGCTGTACGCAGGCAGAGCCGCCTTCATGTCCCTGAAGCACCTGGAACAGTAGCCCTCGCAGTTCTTCACCGCGAAGCGCTCGCACTGTGCATGGTCCCCGGACAGCGTAAGGATAATACGCTTGCACTTAGGTCGTTCTACTTCCTTACCGTTGCTCACAGTCATCCTCCTGTATCCCATTCTATCAGCTAAGCACTATACTTAAGACATGACCCTAGACCGAAAAGCAGCTATAGAGCTGTATGACCAGGCGAAGTGCCAGGGAGAGTTTGCCCTGTTCAGCTCGCCGAACCGGGAGGCGTACAGGATAGCGGCTATCCAATGTGCTAAATGCCCCGTGAAAGAACTCTGCCTTATGCATGTCGAACCCGAAACCGGCTTCACCGGGACAGCGGGCGGGCGCCTGTGGTATGACGGCATAGATGTCACAGACAAGCCCGATACTCTGCCGCCGCCTGTTTACCGTGAAAATGACGTAGACCCTGACCTTGCCGTTGAAATTAACGAGGCGTTCAAGGCAGAAGACGCCGACTGGTCAATCTACAGCGAATCAACCCTGATGGCAGCTATCTGGAGACTGCGCAAGCACGGTTACCGCGCATCACGCATCAGCCGGGTTTCCGGAATCTCCAAAGAGCGTATCATACAGCTAACAGAGCATTTCGAGGAAGAAGCCTCGCCTGACCTTAAGGACTTCGTGAAGGACGCCTAATGCCAAAATATGACTATAAGTGTGAGTGTGGCGTTACAGAACTTACTCACCCTATCTCTGAGTGTGACAAGGAGCAGAAGTGCCCGAGCGGTCACCTGATGCACCGCATACCTGCCTATCGTGAAGCGTACTTCTGGGGCCCTGACTTCAATCCGGGCGTAGCACGCGCTAATGTCGGGCGCAACCCGCACAACAATAACCGGTACAGTAACTACCGGTAACCTTGACAACGGCTGAAAAACTCCTGTAGGATGGGAATAACCTGTACTAGGAGGAGTATTATGCCGGGGCGCAAGTACACCAAAGAAGAGCTGGAGAAGCTGATGTGCCTGAAAAGGTCGGGTGCAGCCGGTCTCCATGAAGACAACGGGGGAAGCACCCGGAGGAAAAGAACTCGCAGAGACAGAAAGCGCGCGGCCATCCGGGAGGACTGGCCGCGCGCTTAGCGCTTTCTAAGCTTAGTTCAGCTTGGAAATGTCAGACTTGAGCGCCTGAAGGTTAAGACCGTGAGCATCGCCGTTGGCAAGCTCGCCGGTGATTACCGCCCAGGACTCGTCAGCGATGTGCGCCCAGGCCGAGTAGGCGATAGGCTGAACCGCACCCCAGGTCACGGCGTACAGGTAGTCGCTGTCGTAGCCTACCAGCGGGATGCAGTGGCCGCCCTCAGGCTCGCCCAGGCAGACATCGAGCGTCCACGGCTTGCCGTCAGAGAATGCCTGCTGCATCGCCGGGGTTACTACGATGCCCGTGTAGGCGAAGGTGTATGCCCAGATGGCGAACTGAAGGTTCGGGATGTCCTTGAAGTTGACCGGAGCATACGCGCTGACGGTGTGGCCGAAGAACTTGTTAGACTCAACGTACTTCAGGAAGTCAGACAGCACGACGCCGGTGTCCTGGCCGCCAGTATACTTCAGGTAGTAGTCGGTAACCTGCTGGTCAGTAGGGAAGGCTTCCTTCTCGGAAGTGACCAGGGAAGCGTTCTGGAAACCGTGCTTGATGCCTGCGACGCCGCAGTCACCGTACTGGTCGTTGCCGTCCATGCCCCACGGAACGTTAGCCGTAACGGCCACCTTAGCAGGCGCCTTAGGCAGGTCACCGGCGAAGTAGTGCTCAATGTCCTTGATGATGGCGGGGAAAATAGCCGGCAGCTTGCCGTACAGACGGGGAGTTTCAGTCATTTAGGACCCATTCACGCTCTGCTAGCTCGCCTTCAAGCTCAGCTAGCTGCTTATGGTCAGCCGCGTTAGCCAGACCATCTTCAATTGCTGATTCTATTGTATCAATCAGATGATGGATGTCTTCGTCAGTGTAATTGCGGTAGTGGCTATGCATTCTTGCTCGCCAGAAGCTCATACAGGTCGCCGGGAGTGACGTAGCCTTCCCAGCGCCCGTCATCGAACAGGTGGATTCCTGACAAGTCATACACATAATCCACTAGCTGACTGCAAATCAGGTGATTTCCGCTCTGCACCCGGCTCTTAAGTGCCTCATCAAGCGGAAAAAGGTGCAGCCGCTTGGCGGACAGCGCGAAATAGTCGAGGAAAGAGTAGGGAACACCCTGCACAACGTGCGCGTGGTACAGAATCAGTTCGCGCTCAGCGTCAGTCAGCGGAATCTTGCCAGTTGACCAGTCAATGGTGCTGTTGTCGTACTCAGACAGGTTAGCGATGCGCGCACCGCCCGGCTCAGCCTCGATAATCTGTCCTTCGCCAAGGTAGATGAAGGCGTGCTCGAAGTTTTCATAGCCGTCGCCGTTCAAAAATTGCCCGAAGCGTATAAGACGGCCTACACCACCTGAAATCTGGGTAAGACCGAAATCTCCGGGGCAGGGGGTGGTAGTCATATGTCTAGCTTAGCATAAAAGAAGCCCGTTAAGCGCTTAGCTTAACGGGCTTGCTTACGCTAGATTACTTAACCGGACAGGCGCCTGTCGAACATTCAAGGTTTGTTGAATCTGCCTGGACTGCGGCATCCGCTGCCTCGTACTCTTCCTGCGTGATACGGGTATACGGCGCCTGCGGACGGCTGGAATCCACCATCAGCGTAGTGCCCTTCAGGGAAGGGAGATAGCCCGCGAGAACACGCTTAAGCTCCTGCTGCGTGATAGAGCCCTCCCTGATGTTCACCGTGTAGCTGACAGCGTTGTCTGCCCAGAACTTCTGGTACACGCGCTGCACGGCGAGCATTTCCTCAACCGTAAGCTCGTCAGCGGACTGAACAACATCAGGGTCAATGCCCATCTGGCGAATCTGCTCGATGAGAATGTTCTCAGTCGGGTAGACGACCACCTTCGTCATGCCGCTGGAGTCATAGATATCATCCTCGACGGTGAAGCCCTGAAGCTGTGCCTGCATCACCGTGTCGAACTGCTCTTCATCGCGCATCGAGAACCTGATGCGCTGCTCGAACCACTTCGCGTACAGGGCGCCGATGCCCTCTGTAACGCCCGGAAGCTTCGCCACAGAGCCTGTGGGGGCTACCGTGGTGACCTTTACCGGCTCAGGAATACGGAGCTGGAAAGCGTACTGGTGCGCCTCCTCTCGCACAGTCATGTACAGCACGGTAAGCTCAGACCTGGCAGCCTGCGGAATATCACTGTACTTCACTCCGCGCTTGGCCCAGTAGCCCTGAACGCCCATGTGGCCGACGCCGATACGCCGGTTAGCGTGCAGCTTGCGTGCCTGCTTCTGGTCATTCACGTCCCCGTAGGTGGCGCGCATCAGGAAACGCGTCATGAGCCTGTGGGCATCGTGCATGGCGACCATGTCAACGGTGCCGTCATCCTTGGCGAACCAGTCAAGGTTAACGTGCCCCAGGTTGCAGTTCTCCCACGCTTCAAGGGCAATCTCACCGCACGGGTTAGTGGCGATAACCTCGCCAACCTCGCCCCGCTGGCTGAGCGTACTGTTCCAGAAGCCAGGCTCGCCGTTCTCAAGCATTGCGTAAGTAACGTCGTCCATCACTTCGTCGGCAACGCCGTCAAGACCCAGTTCCGCGAAGAATTTATCGTCAACCTCGACGGAGATGTTCGTCGTCCAGTGCTTGCCGGTGTCCAGCTTGCAGTTGATGAACTCGAAAATATGCGGGTCATTCCAGTGCATGATAGACATCCGCGCACTACGGCGGTTACCGCCAGCCACTACGCACTCAGCGATAGCGTGGTCAATCTCCATCGCTGAAATCCCGGTAAAAGGCTTGCTGTTCAGCACATCCGCAATGTCAAGCATCATCTTGGCGAACGGTGCAGGCCCGGAAGCCGTTCCGCCTGAAGAAACTAGCGGAGAACCGCTCGGGCGGATGGACGACACGTCAAAAGTGATAATGTCATTGCCTGACTTGCCGAAAGCGCAGTCAATCAGGAAACCGATAGCCCCGGCCCAGCCTTCGCGGCTATCCCCGACTACCGTCGTGTAGCCTGCCTCCTCGCCAAGGTAAGAGCTAAGCTCCTGGATGTCCTTATGGTCCGGGTCAGACACAATGCGCACGTCAACCTTGCGCTTAGGCTGCCCGTGCACCCCGACATGCTTAGCAGAGTAGTTCGTCCCGACGCCGCCGCCCTCGAACAGGCGCAGTGCCGTGAACATGAAGTGGTCCTTGGCGCTGCCCGTCCACCCTGCCACATGGCAGTTGAAAAGGTACTGCCTGCCGGGTACGCCAGTAGCCCACAGATGACGTCCGCCCGGGATTACAGCGAACTCATCCATGTAGTAACGCAGCCGCTGGAACTCGGCACGGATTTCAGCGGGCCAGTTTGCGCGGTTCTTTCCGTAGACCAGGTCAAAGTTGCCGGCCGCAACCCGGTCAACGGTTTCCGGCCATGTTTCCTTCGTGCCGTCCGGCTTAGCACGGCTGTAAGTGCGCTCGTAAACTACGCGGCCAGTAGGACCGAAGGGAGTTTCGTCATCATACACGCGGGCACTCCTGCTCTGCTTCAAGTTTTGGGGTAGAGTTCTAGTTTACCGCGTCCGCGCTCCTATTTCAAGGTCCGGTCGGCGTGAAAAACAGGAAAGCACCCGCCGTAAGACGGGTGCTTTCCTTACCGGGCTAAAAGTAGGCTGAGACTATGATTCCGATGACCATCGCTGCCAGCAGAAGGTACACGCCCAGCAGGACAAGGACGATAGTCCTGTTACTTGTCACTCGCACTGGGAGCCGCCACCGTAGAGTTAGGGACCAGGTAGACCGTGATAGCCCCGATAGCTGCCAGCACAGTAGGCGCCCACGCTGCGGTGTGCGCGAAAGTGGTAACGCCGACGCTGACAGCCGTCAGCAGGGCGGTGATGAACTTGTTGTACTTGCCGATGTTATTCAGGAATTCCATTATTTCTTTCCTTCGCCCTTTTTAAGCTTGTCATCGAATAGTTTCTGCTGCTTAGCCCGTGCCCTGCGGTACTTCTCGTCCGCTTTCGCCTTGCGCTTCAGAATCCGTGCCTGCTTCCGGGTGAATTTTTCCGGCATCTTCCCCCTCGTCAAGGTCATCGTCAAGAGCGTCAGCTCTCAGCATGTAGCGGTGTGCCTCGGCTGACGCTTCTGCACGTTCTGCCACGCCTCGAACACCTCTTCGGCTGTTTCGTCGCCCTCAAGGCGAATTCCCGCCTCAACAAGCTGCCTGCGAACCATCTTCATGTCAATTTTAGGCACAATTCCCCTTAGTGCAGGTTGAACGCAGTTCCTACAGACTTGAACACCGCTATGATGGCGAGGAGAATCTCCTTGAAAGCTGCTATCAGCCCTAGGATAACATGATTGGCGTCAGTCGGCGCCAGCACGATGAACAGGATAACCAGGGTTATCCAAATCCATTTCTTCCGCATGGTAACCTCCGTCAGGCTGGCAGGACTCGAACCTGCAACATCCTGGCTCCAAACCAGGCACTCTACCAATTGAACTACAGCCTGTTAAAGAGCACGCCTTATTCGCTACTGCACCTTTCAGCGCGTGCTCTCCGAGCCCTGCACCGGTGCCGCCCCGGTACCCTCTGGGTGGAAGCCAGATGCTCTGCTGCTAAGCTAGCAGGGCTAGGGGGCGCTCAGGTTTTAACGTCTGTCCCCAGGACGGACTGATTTTCGCGTTCAGTCAAACGTCGTAGACACTGGGAATTCTGCCATCCCGACCCCCGCCTTGTAAGGGCGGTGCTCTGCTTCTGAGCTAAGCGTCTCCGCTACGTAAACCACTCCGTAACATCCTTGGCAGGACCCGACTTAACTGCCGAACCCCCCAGCTTATTCCTGCCGTCCCCTTCGTGGCGGGGGCGGGATTCGGACCCGCGAATCTCCAGGTTATGAGCCTGGCGCCTTACCACTTGGCTACCCCGCTTCGGTGCGGCGCTCAAAGACAGAAACTAGTCGCGCTTCATCTCTGCCCGTGCAGACCGGGCCGCCCGGTTTACCCTGCCGTGTTCTCAGTTTACCACTATTGAGTTGTATGTCAAGTGGAGCCTCGGAGACTTGAACTCCGCACCTCTGCCTTGCAAAAGCAGCGCTCTGCCAGATGAGCTAAGACCCCGCTGACCTGCCTGGATTCGAACCAGGAACCGCCGCATTAACAATGCGATGCTCTGCCGTTGAGCTACAAGTCAAAAATGTAATCCCTTTTACCCACTTCCCCTTGCCTAGTCCCGTTTCCGGTCCCGTGGTTTGGCGGATTACTCTCCAGCGTCTTAAATTGTAAGTAACACAAGGTCCCGGATACACGCCGCCCTGTATTAGCGGTCCTTAAACCCCAACCCAGACCCTCTCCGGGACCTTGTGTACTCAGTCTAGCAGTCTGCCCCGGCCGTGTCAAGCGTTTTCCGGCCGTAATTCGGAAGCTGGCTGAAAGCAGCCTCAGACTCGACCTTCAGGCCGCGCCTGACCCTCTCAGCCCGGATTTCACGCCGCGACATGCCGCCCCAGACACCGTTGAGCGCCATCGGGAAGTTAACCGCGTACTCCGCGCACTCCGCACGCACCGGGCATTCCTCATTGCAGACCCGCTTAGCCTCAGCGGCCCCGCTGGAATCGAACTGAACCGGAAACCACATGTCCGGGTCATACTCTCCCGTAGCACACGCGGCATCCAGCTTCCAGGACTTAAGCATCATGCATCCGCACCTTGCCGTTAGCGTGCAGCACGCGAACACGCGGCCGGAAACCTGCCTTGCTGACAGCGCGGTCCTTAGCTAGCCCCGCAGGAGTCGTGTGCGGCTTCTTGCCCGTACCGCCGCCCGCAGCGGCACTCTTGTAGGACTGCCCCGCGTTCGTGCGCAGATACTTAGCCCTCAGTTTAATCTCCACTATATTCCAGCTCCCTAGCTTGCAGGTACAAATGGTCGAACCACTCGATATCCCCGGAATCCCCGGAAAACAAGACCGATGTGTCTTCATATGCTAGCAGTGCAGCACCCTCTGACGCAAGGTCGCCCGCATAATTCTTCCGCTCTGCTGCTAGCTCCTCGCTGCCCACTTGCCCTCATCGTATTCGTAGGTGACCTTGTAGAGCTGGCGCCCGGCCTCGTGAAAGACAACTACCCCTTCAGGGTTACCGTAGCCCTCAGCGGCCCGGGAACCCGTCTCTCGCAGCTTCTGCATCGCGTACTCTACCGCGTCACGGGTCTGGCTGTCAGCGGGCGTGTACGGCAGGTACGCGGGCCCCCTGTAGAGCACCGGAACCGTGCGGAGAAGACTGTTCTTGTAGTTCGGCCGCTGGAGGTAAGCGTACCGGTCAGGGTTGAAAAGACTAAAGTGCTTCTCGTCACCCGTAAGACCGTAACCCCTGTTGATGCCGGAACCCCACCACTCGCCGTAGTGGTAACCCTCGCCCAGCAGGGAGGCAAGCTCGCTGTTGTTATCGTACACCCAGCGGGCAAACCCGTGGTTGTCGTTGCCCTTACCCGGAGTGATAAGGCGGGTACGGCTCTGAGCCTGAACACGAAAACCGGAACCAGCGTCATTAAAAACAGTTTCCCGGGCTACCTCGTCAGGTTCAAGGAGACCTGTCAGCGGGGTAATGACAATCGTGGCGTTCGTGCCGTCAATCTTCTCCGTCACCTGAATGCCCTTGCGGTAACGCGGGATAGACGGGTACTTCCTGAATTCAGTCATCTGATATGAACCTCTCGTGAATAAACTCGAACATTGCCATTGAGGGACTGCCGTAAGCATCCGGGTAAAGCTCAATGACACGCTTTGACAGGATAGTGGCAGCGCACGCAGCCAGCTCACCGGGCCAGTTCATCAGTGCCCGAACACGTTAACGATGTACGGGTGCCCGAACGCGCCCAGCAGCCCCAGGACCACCGTGTAGGCAAGGTACGTCCACGCGACGCCCATAATGAACCAGTAAGACTTACTCATGATGTGCTTCCTCTTCCTCTCGTCGTGCCAGCTCTGCAAGTTCCAGCATATGCCTGCGGCAGGCATCCATCCTCCGCAGGAACCGGGGATTGCCGGCAAGCGTGATGCCGGCGTAGCTCGCCAGCCATTCAGGCCACGTGTACCCCCCGGCCTTAGTGTCAGCCAAAGAGAACACCCTTCCATTTCCTGTACAGTTTCAGGAAGCACAGGTCACATACGGACATGTTAACGTGCCACACGTCAGTGCCGCATTCCCTGCAGGACAGCGGCTCCCTGCGCTTCAGCTTCTCCGGGTCGACTGTTCCCATGACTTCAAGATACACCTTTCCGCGCCCCTTGTCTGGGTTACGCCAGCTTCCTGATAGTGCCCATAGCCCCGCCGATGTCCTCAAGGACGTTTTTGCTGTACTCCAGGCTGGCAGGCCCGGCAAAGACATCCATAGCCGACAGTGCACGGGCAGCCATGGCAACAACGAACGAGATGTTAAGGTCCAGTCTGTACTTCTCTGTATTCTCACTGTGCATGCCTTCATCCTATGCCCGCTGCCCGGATCTGTCAAGATTATTGTGTGCCCTTTAGCAAATCGCCAGGTCAGAGGCTATTTACGCCGACCGTCCACTTTTTAGAACCGCAGGTCAGAGCGTTTTAGTAGAACGTGTTCTACTAAGTTGTGGTGTATGTGGTGTTTTACTTAGCCGCTCTATACTGCGTTTTTCTGCGTTATCTGAGGTCTATGTGTGGTGTGAATTCACACCACAGGCCACACCACCAGGGGTTTTGTATGGTGTAAAGGGGTGTTGCGGACCGATTTTTCACACCACCGAGCCTGTTCTACCACGTAAAGGGAAGGTAAAGAAACTTTCGAAGCGCGGTGTGAAATGCTGTAAACGGTGGCAGAATCGGGCTCTGGCAAGTTCACACCACAGTAGGCGCAGTTAGCCGGAAAAAGTTTTCTACGCAAAATCGGGGCGCTCTATAGCAGATTTTCAGTCCTCGCGGATGACCACGTCAGCCAACGCCGGCACTGTTCGAACAGAAATTCGACCCCGGGGGGTCTATGCCGGCTGCCCGTGGCAGTCTGTTCGATTTATGCCGGCTGTCCTGGGCATTGCCGGCTTAGCTATGGCTAAGCGATGCTTAGCTAATGCCTGATCATCAGCTTTTTTCGAATGTCTTTATCATTATTACAATATGATAACGATGATTGACAGCAGCGAGCACAGCGTGTACGCACGCGCATGTTCCTCACACATACTGTGACGCTGTCTGCCTGCACACTGTGACGCACGTCACATTGACACAGCAGCGCAGGCGACTACAGTTGCCCGTATGAACAACACGCAGCGATACGGAATCGCTCTCGCAATCGCACTGTTCGCGGCGCTGTGTGCCGTGCTCGGCTATCACGCCGGCTACAGTGCACAGCATCCGATGACCTACACACAGCACGTTGACGGCCTCAACTACACGTGCACGCTCACTGTGCACGGCAACGGGCAGGTATACGACAACTGCAAGACGGCAGGCTAAGATGGCGCGCATAAGTTTCTGCGGGTACACGTGGGGTTCGTGCCCTAACAACGTCGCTAAGGGCGGCCCACACGAATGCTGGGATATTCACGAGAAAAATGACCGTATTCACGTGTGCTCCAACTGCGGCGCGCACATCAGGAGGTAAGCTCCGCTATAGCAGCCGCTAATCGAGTGTTAATCACACAGAATTAGCGGCTGCTGTAAGCGGCCTTAATTTCACGTACCGCACGAGAAAACCGCTAACAGGAGGTAACAAATGAGTGACGACGACATCCGCGCCGCGCACGCTAAGGAAATCCACCCCGCCAACGCACTGGTCAACTGGACGCAAGTGCAGCTAGACTCGCTGCCAGGCCGCGACGACGACATCAACATAGACGCGCTTGAGCTGAACGTGCTCGCACGCGTCATCTACAGCGACGGTGCCGACTTCCCTATGCCGATGCCGCTAGATGACCGTACGATGCGCGTGGCGCGTCAGCTTAGCGAGCACGCGGACGTTGACGTAGTCGCGCTCTACCAGGTCGACTGGAAAGGCGATAACGACGCGCTACCGTCCGCTGCATTCGTTAACGGAGAGTCAGTCGGCTCTTAGGTTTGACACACTGGCCGCACGCCGGCTAAGGTAAATCCTGTAAGCAAAAATCCACCGGGAAACGGAGAATTTCCATGGCGCTAATCAAGCACGCTGCACGAACGAACCGAAAGCCCTGCTACTGCCATAATTCGACTGACGTATACTGGGCGCATGACACGTCATGTACTTCTGACAAGTCTGGCAAGCCGATTGATGCCTGCGCAACCTGCGGCGCTGTCGGCAAAATGGTGCTTGTCAACGCCAATGAAGCAACGCGTCTCATTAACGTCGGCGAGCAGATTCCGGACAGTCAGCGGCACACCAAGGACAGCGAGCCACCCGCGCCTCTGCCTAAGCCGCAGTGTAACGACTGGACGTGCGTTACAGAAGCCACGTGGCAGGCACCGGACGGCCAGTGGCTCTGCGACAACCACAAGCCGCTTCCCGGTGACCCTGGCAAGCCTGCAGCCGCGCCGGCCGATACCAGCAAGGTGACCGCCGATGGTGACCTTGCGGCGGCAATGGCCGTGATGGCTAAGGCGTTCGGGCCGAAAATCGACGCCGAGCAGATTCGCCAGATGGTGCACGACGAATTCAGTGCAGCCGTGTTCCCGACGCGCACCGTCATCCTGAACACGGACGGTGACGACGTGACGCCGGCTGACATGCCGGAAACGTCTCATGAGATGCTGGCGGATATCCTCACGGACATTATGGCTGCAGCGTCAAGCCCGACGCCTATGAGCGTGCTCATGGTTGGTCCGGCTGCCAGTGGCAAGTCAACTCTGGCCGAGCAGGCCGCCACCGCGCTCGGCAGCCGCTACGGCGAAATCAGCCTTAACCCGATGCTGCCTGTCACTTCCCTCCTTGGGTACATGAACGCGAACGGCGACTACATCGGCACGGTGTTCCGCGACATGTGGGAGAACGGAGGCGTGTTCCACGCGGACGAATTCGACAACGGCCACCCGTCCACCATGGCAACGCTGAACGCCGCTCTGGCTAAGGGGCGCGGCGGTTCCATCGGCTTCCCTGACGGCATGGTGCAGCGCCATGACGATTTCGTGTTCATCGCGTCGGCGAACACGTTCGGGCGCGGACCGGACCGCGTGTACGTCGGCCGTCAGCAGCTTGACGCTGCGACGCTGAACCGGTTCATCGTTGAGGAAATCGGCTACGATGAGGCACTTGAGCACACTGTGTGCCTGGCGACTGGTCTTGAGAATGACAAGGTCGCGGAGGTGCTGAGGTACGTGCGCTCAATTCGCCAGAATCTCACCTCCAAGAAGATGACTGTCCTGATGACGCCTCGCAACTCCGTGTTCGCGTGCACGCTCCTCAAGGCGGGCAAGCCGTGGGCTAAGGTTCATCAGGCGGCTATCCGGCAGGGTGTGTCTGACGCGGACTGGTCAAAGGCTACGGACGGAGTGGTGCCGCCCAGGGTCTAGACGGCGCGGAGGCGCCGCGTAAGCGACGCGCGGCGCCTCCGCACGAACCCGGCTCAGGCGAGCCGGTTTGCGGCCCTTAGCCTTTCTCTCCGTTTCGCTAAGGGCCACATGCCGGCTTGATAGGCCGCACGGGACCTGATAGGTTCTGACTACACCACAAAACGAGACACACGAAAGAGGTTATGTATCATGGCTTACCGTCCCGAATTCGTTGCCACCGACGGCCAGTACTGGACCGGTACTTTCATCACCATCACGGAGAGTGATGTGACGAACGCGATTCGGCGCAACCAGAATCAGTGCGCGGTTAACCGCAGTTTCCGACGCGATTACCCGGTCAAGAATGTGCGGGTCAACAAGTCGGGTATCTACTGGATTTCTGACGGCTACCGCTACCGCGCCGACCTGCCGGCGGAACTGTACGCACTTGCGGTACTGTTCGACGCCGCAGGTCCGGAAGCTACGCTTGCGGAATTCAGCTTCCCAATCGTACACGAGCTGACGAACGTTCAGCAGGAAAAAATCGCGGAGCGTACCCAAGCGCAGCGTGAGGCACAGCGTGAGGCTAAGCTACGCTACGCGGCTGAAATCGCGAACGGCCGCAAGCCGGCGCGCAAGAACCGCACCTCCGTGTCGCGCAGTTGGTAACACGAAATTAGCGCCAACTATAAGACCCGCTAATTGTGTGTGATTCACACAGAATTAGCGGCAACTATAACTCGCCTTAACAGGAGGTTACAATGCAGGAATGGGAAATCCGCGCCACCGTCACGATAGGGCACGTGTCGAACACTGTGTACACGGTGATGCTGGCGCCGGCGGACAGCGACCTGGCTAACACAGCGTCTCGCGCCATGGAGGTTGGCGCGGCTCTGTGGACGGAGTTTGACATCACCCGCCTGACGCGGGTAAGCTGACCCCCATGGCACGAATCAACCAGGTACTAGACGAGAACCACCTCCGCATGGAGTATGACTCCATAGAAGATTTCGCGTCTGTCGCCGCACCGCTGGTGGAAGAGCGCTACCACATGGGCATGCGCACTCCGCTAGACGATACGCACTTCTACGGTGACACTGGCACGGTAGGCGCGGCGTTCGTGATGGCGCGCGACGGGTGGGACGCGCACTTGCAGGACACGCTTGATATCGCGCGCAGCGCTGTCGAGACTGTCGAGCAAGAACACGACACGCTGTCATTCCAGCCCGAATGGCAGGTATCAGGCGGCATGGTGGACATGGGCGCGTACCTCGCGGGTGAGCCGGAATGCATGATTGAGTTTCCGCCGGCTAAGACTACCCGGGTAGGCCGCGTCATCACGCTGTGCGCATCGATATCACTGAGTTCTTCCGTAAGTGCCGAGCAACTGATTCTCAAGGGCAAAGTCATCACCGCTCTTGCCCTGGAATTGGAACGCTTGGGCATCAATGTCGAGCTGATTGCCGACCAGTCTGTTGGCAGCAACATTAGCGACAAGCGCATGACGCAGCGGGTTACGGTCAAGTCTGCCAATGACGCACTAGACCCGGCGCGTATCCTCTATGCCTACGCACATCCGTCTATGCTGAGGGTTATCGCACTGTGCAACTACCACGCGATGCCCGCAGAATGGCAGGATGCCATGGGCACCGGGGTTGGCTACGGACGTCCGTGCGCGCCTCCGCAAGACCTTCCGGAGGGAACCATGTACCTTCCGGAGACTTTCAGCGGCACGGATGTTGACGCAGCCGGACTGCTGACAGGATACCTCACGGAATTGGGTTTGCTGTGATGAACGTGCTAGACGAGTGCGCAGCGTTCCTAGGCGATTATATCGCCGCGTCCCCTGAGCAGATTGACGCGCAGACGCTGGTGGCTGCTGCTACGCACGCCATACGGTACGGCGTAACGTTCCCGCGCGTGCTGTACACATCACGGGAGCCGTCAAGCGGCAAGACCCACGCCATGATGACGACCGTCAGCCTGTGCTCTAACCCGATGGACTGTTCCGGCACGTCCTACGCGTTCCAGTCCGGCCTTATGGAGGCTGAGAACACTCCGGAAGCACCTCCGGTCACGCTGTACCTAGACGAAATCAGTGACGTGACCGGACAGTCCGGTTTGCGCGGCGCCAACTCTCCCGTAACGGAAATCCTCCGCAAGGGATACAAGCGCGGTGCCACCAGGAGCGCTAGCGTCAACCGCGTGAAAGTGGAGTACAGCATCTTCACTCCGTTCCTCATGACCGGTCTGCGCACGGCGGTTCCGGCTGACATCCGTACCCGCTGCATTGTCCTCACGATGGTGCCGGCTACGCCGCGCAAGTATTTCGACGTGCGTGAATCCGAGCCGTACGCTAAGGGGCTGCAGCTTGCCCTTAGCGGCGCGGTCAAGCTGCACAGGGACGATATCGAGCGGTTCCGTGCTCGCGGGCTCCATCACGGGCTGACAGACAGGAGGCTTGAAATCTGGGAACCGCTGCTAGCGGTTGCGTATGCGTTGGGCGGGCAGCGATGGCTTAACCGTGCCGTGCGCGCGTTCGCTGCGATTGCGATGGATGAGGCTGACGCTATCCCGCTTACGCCGCGCCAGGAGGTACTGCGAGACATTGCCGCCATCGCGGAAGACACGGGTGACGCGTTCGTTGGCGGTCTCCACCTGGTGGATGAGCTTAGGCGCGTCGGCTCGCCTCTCTATGACGGCCGCTCTGACGCGTCTCTCGCGCGGCTGGTGAGCGACTCGGTGCCGTTCCCTACCGAGCAGCGCCGCACTGACGCGGGACGCGTACGCGGGTATCCCACGGCGAGCCTGACCGCGCTGTGGGAGGCTGAGAACACCGCTGCACCCGTGCCGGACGTGACCGTGCCTGATGACGACAATCCGTTTGCCCTAGACGACGACGACGACGACGCTGCCGCGGTCAGCCGGCATGACCTTAGGCCGGTCGTCCTGGCGAGCCGGCCAGATGGCACGGGTGGCACGGGTGCAGCTAACGTTTCCGCAGGTAGCACGGGTGGCACGGGTGGCACGGGTGGGGAATGCAATGTTCTTGACAGCGCGCGCGTACCTGATGTAGAGTCAGCTCTATGAACTACAGCTCGCTAATCCGTCCGTGGCACGCTCCCGTCCCGCGCCGGCGCCGCTACTACGGGAGGCACGCAGGCGCGCGCATGGTTGCCGCTGCGTTCCTGCTGCCGCTCATCCTCAGCCTCTACCTCGCGTTCTACGCGGCGTACGTATACTGGGTTGCGCTGGTGACGCTCATCCTGGTAGGGTTCATCTGGCCGCTTAAGGTGGCCGTCCGCATCGCCAAGCTCATCATCCGGAAGGTGGCAAAGTAATGACACAGCGCGACAGCAAGGGCCGCTTCACTAAGCGGGCATCGTCAGAGCCGGCCACGGCGGCTAAGCCAGGTGACCGTGCCCCGCTAGCATCCCGCAAGATGCACACTGAGTACGCTATGGCCCACGCGGGATGGCATTGGCTTATCCGCGTGTGGGAGCAGGGAAGCGGCGTGTTTCTCGCGAACGTGCGCTTGGCCGCCACGAACGGTGCCCACCAGATTTTCGAGGATACCGGCCCGTGGTATGAGTCGAGTGAAGCCTACGCGACGGAAACCGACGCAGTGCGCGCCGCAGAAAAGCTGGTGCGTTCCGCGCGTGAGGTTCACCCCTACTCCATCACGCTGGTACGCAAGTGATACGCGCACTGAGGGTGAGACTGGCCGAGCGCAGCCTCAACCGCCACATGGCTCGCCTCTACAGGCGCATAGAGGCTCGGCAGGCCACGAACGAAACGCATCAGGGAGCCCTGACAGCCCTGTATGCGGCGCGCACGGCTATCATAGACGCCATAGACAGCCTCACAGAGGAGACTGAGTGAGCGCCGCTAGCGCTTATGCAGCCGGCAGAGCCATGGGCGCGCGGCAGGAACGTGAGCGCACTCTGGCCATTCTGGACGCTGCCGACCGTGCGGTACGGAAGACGCAGGCTACCCCCGGACAGCACGCGGCGGCTCTGGGGACTATCGCGGGTATCCGCAAGACAATCACAGAGGAGACTGAGTGAACGCGACCATAGAGACGCTCACAGAGGTACTGACGCTCACGACACCATGCGACCGCTGCGGCAATGTCGAGTCCGGCGCGGCGGAAGCGACATTCGCGCCTAGCCCGGTAGCCCGCGCCTACGTCTTGGTGACGCTCCCCAGCGGCCGTAGCCTGACCTTCTGCGCGCACCACTACGCTGCCCACGAACTGGCACTGGTGGCTGCAGGCGGCATCGTGACCGATGACCAGCGCAACGCTCTGGACGTCAAGATTGAAAGCGGGTTCGCGTGAACAACCTAGAACGGGCTACCGCGTTCGCGGAGGACGCCATAGACCACATCCGTGATGCCCGCGTCTTTCCCGCCGACGCGGGGGACAGCATCGACTACGCCATAGACGCTCTGAGGGACGCTGTGAGCGTCCTCAGCAACGCGGGCGACGAATGACCCGCCGGCTCATCCTGGTGGCCGCTATCGCCGCCCTGGTGGCGTTCGTGACCGTGCTCGCGCTGCGCACCACGTTCACCAGTACGGTGCAGACCGGCGTCAGCTACAGCGGTCAGCTAGCCTAGCGACGGCGGCGTAGCCGGCGGTTTGACAGCGCCGGCTACGCCGCTTAGGATCAGCGGTATGAACCTAAGCGGACAGCAGCTACGAATCCTGGCTCTGCGTGCCGCACGGCGCGGTATGTACCTGGCGACAGTCTTGTTCGTCCTTGAGCACCTCACCCAAATCCACCTGTAGGAGGAATCATGAACCTCACGCGCGCCACCGACGAAATTCTCGCGGCACATCCCGGGATGGACTGGCAGACGGCACTTAGCGAAGCGTCCTACCGCGAGACTCACCCGCAGGTCACCTACACCTACCACACGACTCCCGACGGACGGGTTGACTCCACCGCGACGGTGCGGTAAGGTCGGGGACATGAACAAAAACAAGCTACTCAGCAGCGTGACCCCCGACGACGCGCGCCGCGCGGTTGGCATCCTGGTGGCGAACGGCACGCCTCTCACGGCGGCGGTAGTCGCAGTGACGAACGCTCTTACCCCGGCGCAGCGGCGCGCGGTCATCGCGGAAGCCACGGGGAAGTGAGCGTCATGAACGAAAGCGAGACTTTCCAGGCACTAACCGCGAATCTAGGACTGTCCACTCAGAAAGCCCTGAGTGCTCTGCTAGACGCCACAATCGTAGCGGGGATGTGCGGCTACATAGTCCAGACCGCTCACGCGGGTGACTACCTGCTGACGGCCACCAGCCACGGGTACACGCTCACCCGTGAGTGAGCACGACACGCGGATAGGCCGCTACGTGAGTAGCGGCTTGCCCCGCGAGACGGCAGAGATCATGGTGGCTTATGAGCTTAGCCATCAGGGCATCACCAGTACCTTGGACGCAAGCGGGAAGCGGGTAGCAGCGTGAGCAACACGGGAACCTATCAGGCGGGGCCGGACGGCAGTATCAGTCACGTAACCGGGGCACCCATCATGCACGCGCCTAAGCCGGCGCGCGAGGTGCCTTACCTCACGCTGCTAGGCGCGCTTGACGGCACTGAGAGGCGCCAGCTCGCGCTGTACATGCGGTTCGCTGCCGAGACAGCGAATCGGGAGTGCACCGACTACGGCACTCTGTTCGACACGCTTAATATCGCGACTATCACGAGAGAATGGCTATGAGGGAATACCTCAATGACTACAGCAATTACACCGACTACTCCAGTCACAACTACAATCAGGGCTACCGGGACGGTCTGCTAATGGGGCGCGCGGCCGTTACGCGGGTCACTCCTGATGAGCTGTCGTCGCTCACGGCAGATGAGCTGCTGACGCTGTCCAAGATGCGCCGCGCGGACATCACGTTCGACCTGGCAGTCAAGTACGTCCTGAGCGAGAGGAGCTAAGCCTGTGCAGACCTACACATGCCCGCTCACGTGCGAGGAGCGCATGAGCATCGATGCCCTTAGCGGCCACCTTAGGGTGCACGCGGGTTACCTCGCGGACCGGCAGCGTGACCTGTACCGCCGTCTAGGCATCCCGCGCGGTCACGCGGACGAGTGCGAACGCGAGATTCTGTGGCGCATGGCGCGGCGTTTCCACGACGCCACCCGATGGTGGCCACGCTGGGATGGCATTGAGGGACCGGTGCCACGTACGGCGTGGGTTGACCCGGAATGCGGCTGTGAGCGTTCACCGGACGTTCCCGTGAGCGTCCCGTGTCCTGCCCACAGCGTAGTGTGACGCACGTCACAAGCCGGCACCCTAGCTGGTGCCGGCTTAGCCGTGTAGCTTAGGGGCATGCCAACTACCGAGCACGCATTCAAGGCCGAATCGTTCATCAGCAACTACGGTGCCACGCGCGGCATGCTCGCGCTTACTAAGGCGCGTCTCGCAGCGGTCGGCACCGGATCATGGGAAGACGCTAAGGTTCGTGTCGAGTATGCCGCCGGCATCTTCACTCTTATCCGGAAGTAGGTCCGCTATGAAAGTTCTCACCTCGCCGCTACCTCAGGCGTTCACCTCACCGTATCTCCGCAACCGTACCCGCGTGCAAGCGGACACGCCCGACCTTACGCCGCTTATGTGGAACGGTGCGCGCAGCGTGAGCGACATAGACCGCATCATCTACCGCGACTCACGCGGCATCCTCTGCTACGCCAACGGCGCGTGCATCGAATTCTCAGGGCGCGCCACCATCGTGATGCTATTCCAGCAGGCGGGCAAGCCTCTCGCGTCGTGGCGTCGTGAGCTTGCCGTGGCTCTGGGCGGCCCGGATCGCCACCAGGTGGCGCTGGTGGCACGGGAAGGTGACGACGCTAGCCGACGCGCTGTGGAGGCCGCTACGGCCGCTCTGCGGCCCGGTGAAGCGTTGCTCCTCGAAGAGAAGAAAGCCACGGAGATTCTGAGCATCGGGGAGCGCCGGGTGCTCGCGGGACTCAACAGCCACCAGCCGCAGGAATGCTGGGTAGTCGTCACGGACACGGACGGCACCTTGCACGGTGCCGTGAGCGCCAACGGCGCGCTGGTACTGCGCGTGGCTGACTTCCGCCGACACATCGAGAGGCATGCGAGGAAGGGATGAAAATGCAGGGGAACATAGCGACTGAAAAAGAGGCAATCGCATTGCTTGACGCTAAGGGCCGCAATGGCCGTGCCATCGTGCGAGAGGCTAAGGGCAACATCGGGGCAGTCTTCCACGATGGTGCGCGCGTCAAGATGGAGCGTGACGGAAGCTGGTCGGTAGGCTTCCGCGCGAGAGTGTGACGCGGGTCACATCCTTAGCGAGCCGCTTAGGGTTGACCTAAGCGGCTCGCTTGCGTTAGCTTTGGGGTATGAACACATACACGCTTTCACTGGCCCCCACCACCCACGAACTTGCCTACCGCGCCCTGCGCGACTACGGCTACTCTCAGACGATGGCGCTCCTGGCGCTTGACAGCGCGCACCGCAACGGCCACGAAGCTTTCTACCGCTTCACTCTCCGGTTTGAGAACGGGAAGTATTCGATCAGCTAGCTCCCCAAGAGCGGCCCTGCACGGGAAGGTGCAGGGCCGCTTTCGCGTGTCCGCAGGTAGCCTCGCACGCCAGGCCACGCGGCCCGCAGAGACAGCCTGAGGCTGTCCGGGGGAGCCGACGGGTACGGGCTAGGGCCGGGATGCTAAGCCGCTTAGGATCGCTCTGAGGGCCGCTACTTAGCGTCCAAGGGAGCCGGCATTGAGTGACCAGGTCTTAATGCGAACGGTTTGCAATAGCGAATCATTCGCAATAGCGAATCATTCGCATTAAGCTAGCGTAGGGTCGACTACGGTCGCGCATGGTCGCCCTCACGCACGCGCGCCGGCGGGCGCCTTCCTTGGCTTTGGGCGTAATTGCTGCCGCTGCCCGTGCACGCGCTGTCGGCGTCCTGTCGGCCTGTTATCGGGCGTAAATGGCAAGGACGGCCTACTTTGCGTAAGCCGTCCTTGTGCTCGCCAACCACAGCGGAGTGCAGTAAATTACCTGCCTGCGGTCTTAGTATATCAGGAAGTCAGGTCATCGATAGCCAGCACCGTGCCGAGAATATCGGCAGCCGCGTAGCCGTACGATGAGGTTACTTCGTCCAGCACTCTGCTGAAGTTATAAGCAGGCGTGCTGCTAAGCCTGGAGAACGCCTTAGTGAAGGTCAGGATGATGGTGCCAAGGTCTTTGTCCGACACGTCCGGGAACAGGCTGCGGAATGCCTTGGCGATTCGCTCACCCTCGCCCGTGCACTTCTTGTTGAGCCCGTGCTTCTTGTCGTACTCGCATTCATTCACGAAATTACGGATGTACTCCTTGTCAATAAGGAATTCCGGGAGTTCCTCCGCCATTGCTTCTCCTTCACTGATAGTTGTTAACCCTGCACGGATTTTATCTTCCGTGAATTACGCCCGGTTACTCTTGCCCGAAAAGCTTAACTTCGTCCACGAAGCCGTAAGCCGAGGACTCAACCCCGATGAGCTAGGCGAAAAGCTGGGTCATCACTCCGACTGAAATCCGTAGAGTTACACCGTCGCCCTTGAACACCCGGGCCTCCTTAAGCGCAGCGTCAAGACTGTGCTTAAGAAGCCCCTCGTATGTGCCTCCGTGCTTAATCACCTTCGTCTTCATCCTCATAGTCGTCCGGGGATGCCATCGGGTCCTTCACAATCCACTCATCCGTAAGGCTGAGCAGCCCGTGGAGCTGATACGGTGCCATCGGTGACCCGGGCGTCGCGAACATGATGATTCGTTCCGGCGGGTTGAGGCTCTGCGCCGCGCCGACGACAGCCCAGTCCCCGATGTAGAATCCATCGGGGACCGTGCCGTTCGCCCGCAGGATAGCCTCCACGGCTTCATGGAGCGCCTGCATCGGCGCGTTCTGGTCAGCCATTCGGGAACAGGGACTCAAGCAGGGCAGTCTCTTCGTCATCGCCGAAGAGAACATTGTAGTTGTAGTTGTTCGCGAAGGACAGGTAACCGTGCAGGATGAGAAGCCACTCAGTCTCAGCCTTAGCGTAAGCCTTGGCAGCCTCCACCACCTTGTGGTCTTCCGCGATGGTCTCCCCGTCACGGTTGACTGCGTTGGCGACGTCCAGGGCGGTATTGAGAGCCCTGGCGGCACTCTTCACGCTAAGAGCCGCCTCATTCAGGTCAGTGAACGTGTCGGTCAGCGCAATGCTGCGGATGCCGGCGAAGGTGACCCCGGTAATCTCTTCAATGCTCAGGTTTTCAGCCACTGCTACCCCTGCTCTTCCGTTCGGTTGGTGTCTTCACACTAGCAGGCTCGGTTCACGTTGTCAAGTGACCGAACTGCTCTGTAAAGGACTCCTCCAGCGCGCTTCCGCCGCCGTACTGCATGTAGGCGAGCACCGAAGGACTGTAGGCCGCTATCTGTTCCGCCACTGACGCGTTCTCGTCCATACCCTGACTGTACCCCGTCCGGCCCTGAACGTCAATGTGGTGTAAAAGTGGTTTTCCATACCCGCTCTATAGGCTGCTTTTGCTGCTTCTTGTGAGGTCTATGTATGGTGTGAAACTACAACACCCCACTAAGAACCGCTGGTCACAGGGTTGTGCGGACTGTGGTAAGATGATGGTGCGAACGAAAAATCCGCACCAGAGCTTCCAGTTCACACCAGGGCAGCGTAAGCTTGGCAGTGGTGTGAAACGACCTGAGGATGTTGTGAAATTTTATGGACCTTGGAATGTACACCCCGGACGCGCACGGTTTCGTGGACTACTTCTACGACCTGCACGGTTCGCGGGTGAAGTACGCACGGGACGCTGACCGCTTCTACATCTACGAGTACACGGACGTGCACGGGCATAAGGTGCACCACAGCGCACCGGAGCGCAGGGGAGGGCTGTGGGAGCCGTCCAACGGGCGCCACGTCGAGTTCAAGTCCCTGGTGCAGCAGGTAGCCAAGTCCGTTGCCGTCGAGGGGACGGGCGAAACTGCCGTGGCCATCGCGAAGCTGGGAAAGGACTCCACCGGCATCAACAAGCTTGTGTCCAGCATAATGAACGACAGCCGCATCTGGTGCTACGCTAAGGACTTCTCGGCTAACCCCTATCTCCTCAACTTCACGGACGGGACGCTCGACCTTACCGGCGAGGTTCAGGAACAGCGGGATGACAGCGGGGAAGAGCCGGCGCCTCACTACGGGTTTCGCGCGTCTGCACCGGAAGACATGCTCGACTCAATGCTTCCGGTGCGGTACAACCCGTACGGGCGTGATACCCCTGACTGGGATACTCCCAACTGGGATAAGCTCATCGACCATATGTGCGCGGGCCAGGAAGACCTTAAGGACAACCTGATTGACGCACTGGCCTACAGCCTGTGCGGCGCCAACCCTGAACAGTATATTGTCTTCCTGGTGGGCGAGCCCAACATCGGCAAGACGCAGGTACTGGAGCTGATGGCAGAGTTCACCGGCTCTCTCGGAGGGTTCGGGAAGATTGAGCTTATTACCTCTACGCGCGGGGGATTCGGTGAGCATGACTCGCTGCGGGGAAGCCTGCGCGGCAAGCGGTTCGTGATGCTGGGCGAGGCTAGCGCGAAGATTCGGCTGGATGAGGGGAAGCTTAAGGACCTTACCGGCTCAGCGTGGGTGCCTACCCGTGAGCTTGGCAAGGAGCAGGTGAATACCCGCGTGACGTGGACACTGTACGCCGCGACTAACGAACTGCCCGCACTGCCGAACACGATGGACGACGCTGTTGCACGGCGCATGTGGATTTTCGACCTGCCCGGCCGGCAGCTTGACGCTAAGGAGCGGGACACTGAGCTTACGGCTAAGATTACCAACTACGAGCGGGGCGCGGTCATCAACAAGCTGGCGTGGCGTGCGTGGGAGCTGTTCGCCAAGCATCGCAAGCTTGAGCGCTGTGAGGCGTGCATCCGCGCACTGGATACTTACCGAAGTGACTACGATACTGTGAGTGAGTTCTGCAACGAGCATCTGTTCGCTGACGAGCACAACCGCGTCAGCTACAATGACCTGCACGAGGCTTATCTTCAGTTCACCCGCAAGCACGCTTACTCACCTGAGACTAAGCGTAAGTTCATCAAGCGGGTCGAGGAAATAATGTCTGCGGAGAGGGACAGCGCGCACAGCACGATGAAGGGAATCTCGCTGGTGTCGGAAGCTCCCGTGTTCGCGTAGGAAAAGAGCGGAACGCCCTTGCAAGCAGGGGCGTTCCGTGCTATGTTGGTATTATAGACAGCGAGGAAATGAGGGAGCATGACACAGTTCTATGCGGGGCAGGTAGTCCTGCTCATCGAGTCAGGCGGCCGGGGGACCTATGAGCACAAGGTCAGGATTGACAAGGTCGGGCGCAAGTACGCGACCGTTACCCTGTACCATCGCCAGTACCAGTTCGACCTGGAAACCGGGCAGCCCGCGAAGCCAGACCAGCGGAACCGTATCGTGACGGAAGAGCGGCGCGCTATTGAGCTGGAGAACAACCGTAAGGACAAGTTCCTGCGCGGCTATGGCATCCACAAGTTCGAGCTGCACGGTATCAAGGACGAAGACTTCTACGGACTGTACGACTACCTCACGGAGCGTGGTTACAAGTGAGTTACAAGAGCACGGTAGAAGACCTGCACAGAACAGCTTTGGCTATTCTGTGCACTGCCGGTTACGACGATTGCTCCCCCGCAGTCATCGCCGTGGAATTCCGGCGCATGGAATTCCTTATACAGAGGATAACTCCAAGTGAACCTGAGTAAAGACCAGATAGCGATAGTCAAGGAGTGCGGGTACAACCGGCCCGAGTACATCGTCAGTGCCTGCGTTGTGCTGCTCGGCACCGGTGACCAGGTGAGGGAGTACGTGCGCCAGGACATTGAAATGGGCATGGAAGTACTGCGGGGTAACCTGTGAAACTGTCACAAGACCAGGAAGACGTGCTTAAAGCGGCTGCACGCTGGCTTAAGGACGCCCCGGAACCGACTTTTGACACCAAGTACATTCTCGGTGACGAAAAGAAGGTCACCATCGGGTTCGCGCACGACTACCCGGTATGCGCGGTAGGCGGCTACGCGGGGACAGGCAAGACGACCATCCTGCGGCATATGGGCGAAAACCACGGCGGCATACGTTTCGTGACGCCGACGCACAAGGCCGCCGGGGTCCTTCGGGGCAAGCTCCCGGCAGACCTTAAGATGAAGGTTAACACCTATCATCAGCTCATCTACCTGCCTAAGCCCACCTACACATGTGAGCTTAGCGGCCTGAGCATGAAGGCACTTCCGTCATGCGGCTGTGAAGACGGCGATGCGTGCGAGCATGTTCCGCAGTTCGAGCCGTGCCGGCGCCACGAAACGTGCCCGAACGCAGATGGCAGCAGCCCGTGCAAGGCTCAGGAGCATCTTGAGTTCGACAAGCGCGAGTACCTGGAAGGGCACATCTCGCTTATCATTGTCGATGAGGCTTCTATGCTCACTGAAGACGAAGTCAATGACATCAGGTCTTACGGAGTGCCGGTTATGCTGGTAGGCGACCACGGTCAGCTCCCTCCGGTCAAGGCTAAGATGAACCCGTGGATTCTGGCGCCTAAGCTCCTGCTAACCGTCAACCATCGTCAGGGGGAAGAAAGTGGGATTCCAGATGCAGCAGACTGCGCGCGTATGCGTGGCGTCCTCAGTGAGCCACGCTACGGCAGCTCTGTATCAGTTCTCCCGAAGTCAGACCAGCGAGTCCCGGGACTCCTTGAGCGCTTCCGCCCGGACGCTAAAGAACGCGTTGTACTTGTACAATATAACAAAACGCGAGCAGGGCTGAACCAGGCGTTCCATGAGCAGTACGGGCCTGAGAAGCTCCACGAAGGCGAGCGTCTCATGTCCTTGCAGCGCATAGACGCCGCTACGGTCATTGACCCGCGTTCCGGTGAGACATACGGAGAGACGAAGATTTTCAACGGCACGATGGCCACTGTGCGCCGCGTGGACAGCATCAAGCCTAGGTTCATCTACGCTGTCCTTGAGCTGGACAATGACTGGCAGGGCAAGACCGGCGTGCACGTGCTGGTTAAGATGGCTGCCGAGCAGTTCGGACAGCCTGATAAGCTTCCGCTTGACAGGAAGCCTAAGGATTCAAGCCTGTGGGATTATTCCTTCTGCATGACCGTGCACAAGGCGCAGGGCAGCGAGTTTTCCCAGGTCATCGTTATGCAGGAGAACCCAGGCGATAAGCGCTGGGCATACACTGCAGTCACCCGAGCTAAGGACGCGCTGATTGTCCTCAACTAGTGTTGCGTCCCCGCGCTGCCTGTGGTAGCGTGGGGTTATGCAAACAGAGACCATCTGCCGCAACTGCGGGCTGACAATTCAGACTCTGGATATCAGCATGTCCGGTAGGCCACTTGGCTGGAAGCACTCAGACTACCCGGGCACGCAGCACTGCATAGTTGACGGCCAGATTAGCAGCAGCATGACAGCCGAGCCAGAGGGTGACAGGCATGCATCTTAAGATTACGCGAGATTATCTCAAAGACGGCGATGTTTTCTACTTCGCGAAAGATCCTCAGTATGTGCACGAGCTGCACATAGACGCAGACGGCAACCGATTTGACTATGTCATCGGCGCTGAGGGGCCTATACCGTTCAGTAATGTCCTTGCGGTGTTCAGAGAGGTTATCGTCATCCATAACACCCACGCGTCGGCGGACCCTGATGCATCCTAGGCAGCAGTTCGAGCTTGATTACTTTGACAAGCGCTACGCGCGTTTCTCTGAGGAAAAGCGGAAGCACCTCCTGGCCAAGCGGGCCGCTGAGTACGCTGCAGACGCGCTTTACCGGTCATCACCCTACGGCTGCCAGAACGGCTGCCCGGAAGGCGATGAAGGCTTCCACAGGTTCTCGTGCTCTAAGGCGGGACTCAGTGCCTAAGCTAACCCGCAAGACGCGCATCGAGAAGCAGCGGAAAAGGTACCTGAAGTACCTTGACAGGACCGAACGCGGGATGTATGTTGGTTCTGACGGCAGGATGAGGCTCAAGGGACTGCCGGAACCGCAGCTAGGACGACCGCGTAACTACAGGAAGAGGAACCATGGCTGACAACGGAATCTACAGTGACGGGTTCCAGGACGGGCGCGCCGACCTGCTCAATGAGCTGGCGGACCTGTTCGGTGAGTCCGGAGAGGCGACTGACCTGTATGTCCGCCTTGAGGAACTGCTTAACGCTGAGGGTGCACTGTAAGACTTCGGGGAGAGCCGCCTGGCTCTCCCCTCCTGCTTGGGAGGGAATGAACATGCAGCACTCCTGGATTACCGAAAAGCGGCGCCAGACCTGGAACACCATCTACAGCTACACCGAACAGCACATCACGAAGGGTGACGGCAAGGACGAGTTCGGTAACCTTCCTTATCCTCTGGCAGCGTTCGGTGACCTGCTAGACGAAGTTGACCGGTACGACGAGGCTAATGGCAACGAAGTCGCTACTAAGCTGCTAGACATCGGCTGCGGAAGCGGACAGCTAGTGGCTATCGCAGCCGAGTTCTTCGGAATGCGGGCGTGCGGGTTCGACAACGACCTTAAGTCTGTCGAGGCCGCCGATGAGCTGTTCTGGAAGCTGATGCCTCAGGGAATGTACATGTCCGCGTGGCAGCAGGATGCAGACTCCTTCAACTTCCACGACCTGGCACGGT